CGGCAATGGTTCTGCCGACGTGGATATTGGCGCCGCTGTTGCTGTCAGTAACAACCACCTTATTTGAGGCGTCCCAATAAGTATTCACGCCTCGCTCAATGGCCGTTCCCGAGCCTGAACTTTTGGGCATATCAAACACCCCGACAAGAGCCAAAGCACCAAGTTCATTTGCCTTGATATCCAGTTTCGCTATGCCCAACATATTTGTCCCAAGAACTATCACATCCCCGGCGTTCACATCCGCGCTTGGCGTGTAGTCTATCGAGTCTCCTTTTTGCACATATTTTGCTTTCATAAATCATCCTTTCTTTAAAAAACTATCAGCGGTTTATTGCCCGGAACTCTTGACCATTCCGCGGAAGTCCTGCTCGCGGACTCCAAGATCGAAATAGACGCGGAACCAGAGTCCGAGAGTGTTGAAATCCGTGTCGCCGCGCTCTACTGTCGGGGTGCGTTTTCCCTTGAGATAGCCAATTTCAAAAGTGTCTATCTGCGAAGGATTTCCGAAGAGATACCATGCCGTGGAGCTGTAGCCTTCGTACTTTTCATTTGCGAGATGCGGCGCGCTGACAACTTGCAGATTTTCATCCGCGAGAACGTTCAGAGCCGGACGGATCGCCTGGGTGTCGCCGCCAGCCATGATCAGCGTCGCGCCTTTCGTCAACTCGATGGCCGTGTGTTTCAAAGCGGTCGGAACCAGCAGGAAACGCGGTTCGATGTTGATCGGCTGACCATCGGCATCCACCTGGTCAAGAAAAAGCTGAACGGCTTTTCTTAGTCCTTCATGAGCCAGAACGCTGTCCGCTCCGGAAAGCAGGTTTTTGTGAGCTTCCGAAAAGAGCGCGTTTGTGTCCGTCTGAGTTGGATTGCTCATCAGCCTTCCGAAGAATAACTGGTCGATCAAACGCGCCGCGCGATTTCCCATCGCAACAGGAACTTTCATGAAAGCGCCCAGATCGTCGTTGATCACCATCTTGCGCGTCAGGCAGAATTTTTTGCCGTAGGTGTCAAGTTGATTGACCGCTTTTTCCTCGGTAAGTCCGCCTTCCTTGATCTCGCCATCCGCGCCGATGGGCTGCAAGTCGCCAGCGTCTGTGAGGCGGAATCTCTCGTTTTCTTTGAAGTCCGAAAGGTCGCCGGTGCTGCAAAGCCTTGTGGCGATTATGGGTTGCGATTCATAACTCTGGAGAAGTTTTTTGTTTGCCACGTTGGACAAAATTCCCGGCAGGGAAACTGTCGAAAACGCCGCGTGGATGGTTTCGTTGCCGAAGGACTTCGGAGCTTCCACTCCTTCCATTCTCAGGCACTCGGCAAGCAGCATCTGCAACGGCATGTCGTTGTCTTTCCATGCTGTTTCGACGGCTTCTTCCCCATAGGATGCCAGAAGGTCTTCGCCGGAAATCCCGACCCGCATGCACATTGCGGCTTCGATGGTTTTCCTCTGCATAAGCCCCTCGGGTTTCCGCTTGACGGAGATGTTCACGTCAGCCACCGGACGACCATCGCGGATTGCTTTCAATACTTTTTGAGACGCGTCTTCGACGCTCCATCCGGCGCTGACGGCTTCCTTTTCTATCTCCGGAAATTCGCCGTTGCAGATCGCCTGAATCCGCCCGACTCGTTCGCGTTCATCCTTGATCGCTTGTAGGGCAACATCCGCCGCGCTGGCGGCTGATCCCGGCTTTTCTTTTTCCGTTTCGGGAGTTTTTTCAGGTTCTTTTTTCGGGGCATCTTTCACAGATTCTTTCTCCTTCTCTTTGGGGTTTTCCGTTTCCTTTTCGGGTTGTTTTTCGGGAGCTTCTTCGGCCTTGACATCATCCGGCTCTTCGCCGATACTAAAGCTGGCCGCAACTTTCATTCTGCTTGAAACATCGGCGCCAACAGCGACCACCGAAATCTCACGAAGCAACGAACGTGACACATGATAAAACGGCGGCGCATGCTCACGTCCATTGACTGTTTTTGAACTTCTCACAAGTTCAGATTCGATCACGTCGGCATGGATCGAAAGCTGCCAGTCGCCGCCTTCTTTCGACTGGTTGACGATCTCATTTGCCTGATCGTTTTGAGAAAGAATTTCGCCTTCGATCACCAGCGTGTTGTTCTCGATTTTTGCCGAAACCATGCCCACTCTCGACGCAACTCTGTTTTCGTGGTTTGCGAGAAGCGGAACTTGTTCGGGGATTTCCATCCCGGCCAGATCGACCACAACCGGCTGTTTCCAGCCTTGCAATCGCATCTTGCCGCCGCTGTAAGCGAGTCCCATAACTTTCGGTTTGCCGCCGTCCAAAGCGGCCTCGATAATCAGAAATTCATTGCCCATAATTTTTTCCTTTTTATTGCTTGAAAATTCACCTTGCCTTGCACTGCCATGCGATGCTTCTGAAATCATTTTTTATTCATCGTCATCATCGTCTTCCTCCTCTCTTTCATCCGGATTATTTTGTGTAGGAATTACGTCTTCATCGGTAAGTCTGAGTTTTTGCATCAGCCGTTTTTCTCTTGAGCGTTGAACTAATTCCGATTCCCAATCCCGACCTCGGACCGAGAATTCATTTGCCAGAGTCGTTAAATTGTATTTGAGCCTAATCTCTTGAGCGCGAGCCTCTTTAAGCGGGTCAATATTGTAACAGGGCGTATCCCAAATCCAGGCATGCGGCGGCAATGAGAGGCGCGTGATTTTATCGACAGATGGAAACAGCAGATAAAATTCGCGTATCCATTGATACAGGATTCTGTCCAGAATAACTGACGCGATAAATGACTGATCCACCCGAAGCGCTCGCCCGTAAACCAGGGTGTCAAGCCTGGCGCTTGAAAAATTTGACCGAGCTGAACTGCCTCTTGCGAGAATCAATGGCATCAGCAGACAGCGCACAATTTCATTGATGATCTGTTCAACAAATTCCGCATAGGTTGTAGACGGCTGCTTGGGGTCTAGTTGTCCCATTTTCCATCCGCCAGGCATGGTCAAAAGCATATTTCTTTCAAGTTCGATCATTGCCATCGGATCGACCTCTTCGGCTTCGCCGTTTGCCGGAGCGTCGGTGTATAAAATCCCGGAAAAATTGGCGCAGGATTCGGCATTGCTCAATACCGCCTGGGTATACCTGCGAAGTTGTGCAAAAAGCGGCAATGCGGGCGTAATTTCAGGCACGCCGCGGTGTTGCCCCGGACGATCCATTCTGAAAATATGCAACATTGCTTCTGCCGCGATGCTTACCGCCGAACGGTCATAATTATAATTGTTGCCGCCGGGATGCTGTTTTAACACGCGGTATGAATCGGGGTTGCCGAATGCGTCAAAAGTGATGCCGTCAACTTCATTGTCATCAAAGGACAAATATTTGCCGCTGGTTACTTGATCGGCTTCGATCAACATCAGGTCTAATTTCACCTCGTGCATAACTTTCGGATTATAGGCCATTATCGCAAACGCCTCTCCATCCTGGCATCTGGCAAGCCGCATCGTTCTGAGTTTTTCAGGAAGCCTTACCGCATTCGACCACATCATAAATTCAAGTTCGACTTCGCGGTTTAAGTCTTCATATTCAGTAAGCATCTGAAGTCGCGGGCCTGTGCCGATTGTGTCATTGGCAAGGGTAAGTAAGATTCCTTTGCCGTAAGAATTATTGGCAATCTCATAACGCGCACGGCTTCGGAGAATTCGCCTCACATCGGAAGAAGCTTCGGCATCCGCGCTGAGATAATTCGCCATTGCCCAGTGACGCCGGTTGTCGTTGCTGGTCTGAGCGGCATCATAACGGGCTCTCACCTGGCGGTTCCAACCGCGACTTTTTCTTATCGGCGTAGATGGAGGCAAAGACGCTTTTATTTCCAAAGCCTGACCGTTGGGGCCAAATAATGTCACTTCTCTTTGCCCCACTATCGCACGCTCCCCGGAGGAATGAGTTTGCCGAATCTTATCCCGAAGTTTTTCTTCTTGACCGCTTCTTTTGAACTCAAATAACGATCTGCTTCGATCTGGTCTTCGATGGAATGCTGTTCGACTTTCTGCCCGTCGCTCTCTGCTGATTTCGGCCCAACTGCATTGTCTTTTATCGATTGATCTATTTCGTTCTCAGACATCTTTATCCTCAATATTTTGGGCAACTTCATTGACGAGTTCTATTCGCATTCCTATCCAGCGGACGCTGTTTACCGGGAAGCTGTTGCCGCATGCTTTGTAGCGCGGAGTGTCGGGACAATCAGCCTCGGGTTTGCCGTTCCATTCGATGCGGGTGTGGTTGTCCGGAAA